CTGATAAACCTCAAAAAATAGATACAACTGCTTTAGAGGCAAAGATAGACGAACTAATAACTGTTATTAGTAAAGGTGGTGTAATAAATATGGATGGTAGAAAAGTTGGTGAAGTACTTAATTTAGCTAAAGGACCAGTAGGAGCATAATATGGCAGAAAAACCAAATAAATTTGAAACGGTTGATTTAGCAACTTTCTACCAAAAAAATGGTAGTGAGTTTTCTAGTATAAGACCAGTTAACACCCCTCCAGAAAAAGTAGGTGTACAGGGAGCACCATCAGATCAAACTCCAGTTTCTAAATTGGCAGAAATGGTTAGTCCACCAAATCCAATGGAACCTACTCCAGAAAAACCGCATTACTTATCTATGGCTTCATTTCCGCCAACACCTGAAAAAACTGGAATACAGGTATCTACTTTAGCAAATACGCCTGAAAAGACAACACAACAAGTTTTTCCAATGCCTGTATCTCCTCCAAAGGTAGGTATAGAACCAAATGCATTTACGTTTAGTCCAGCTTTTGTTGGTATGGATGTATCAGCATTTAGTTTTGTTCCTGGTTTTACTGGTACAGATACAACACCGTTTAGTTTTGTTCCTGGATTCACTCCAGCTCAATTATCAATACACAATGGAACGCCAGATATAAACGCAACAGGCTTTACAAAGGAAATGAATAGTACTCAATTTACGGGTATATCTGGAAACGCTTTTAGTAGTGATAGTCCAGCCTCACAATTAAAAATACAAAATTTATCTCCTGATATTGATTCAACAGGCTTTACAAAGGAAATGAAAAGTACTCAGTTTACTGGAATATCAGGAACAGAATTTAGTAGTCCAAAACTTTCTACTCAGCTAAAAATACACAATGGAATAGCTGATATAGATATGGTAGGATTTACTGATAGAAAAGGACACTTTGGAAACCCAGGAGGAACTGATTTTACTGGAGTAACTGGAGACCCAGGAACTATGACCTATAAAATGGCAACCGATAATCCTGGAGGAACGTATGCTTGGACAAGAACTATATATAATGATAGTATAACTGCTGCAACTAATAATATAGAAGATATAGCGGCTACTGGTTTTATCAAATATGATAAAGGACAATATAGAGGTGGAGTTAGTAGTTTTATTGGAATGGCAGAAGGAGAAGATAATGGAAATACTTATGAATATCCTGTAGATAAAGCTTTTCCATTTGGCAGTTATAACTTTAATAGTTTAATGCAGCAAGAAGTTGGTATTGGTATACCTCAACAATTTAAGGCTTTAGCTAGATCTGGTCCTGGAGTAGATACAGATATACAAGCAAGACAATCTCAATTTTATACTGACTTTGAATCAAAAATAAAAAAACAATATTTAGAAATACCAGGAAAGGGTGAAACAAATCTTAGAAAAGAATCTACAAATGTTCATTCATTTGGAAATGCAACAGATCAGCCGTTTATACTTAGAGATATAGGAGATAATTGGAGCCTATTTAGTGATTCTCCAGCAGCTAAGGGAGGAAAGGGAGGCCTTTTTGGAATAGACTTGGTAAGAGGTGGAGTAGGTACTGCGATAAATCGTTCACTAATAGATGCTTTAAGAATTGGTAAATTTTTAATTAGTCCAAAAGGACTTTTGTATTTAGTTAAAGAAATAGGATTACAATTAACGAATCCAAAAATGCAAATCGATCCTTTACTTGGGATTGGTTCTAATAGGGTATATCCATTAGGTTTATCAACTTTAGCACAAACGCTAACTAACGCTTTTGGTATACATTTTGTAAGACATGGACTAGGTCCACTAAATGGCCAATTAGATAACAAGTCTAGATATGAAAACAATATATTTCAAGCAGAAGCTGCTGGTGGTTTAGCTGCCGGTGCTGCTGGAAAAGCTGCAACAAAAGACTTAAAGATAGATACTAGTGCTGTATCTGGAGATGTACCACCATCGGCTCCTGCAGATGAAACCCCAATGGGTAGCGGTAATCCAAGAAGTAATTCAAGACTGGTATTTTTAGCATCAGACCTTCAGTCAGGATTGTTTGGTTTAACGGCAGATACTGCAACATCACCACTAGCAGCTGGTTCAGGGTTATTAAATGCTTTAAGCGATCCTGGAGCATTCGTTCAAAATACTGTTAGTGCAAATATACCTGGTTATAGTAGAGGAATGACTAAGGTAAAAATTACTAGGTTATCTGATAAAAATTTCTTTGGACCACATTCTGTTTATGGTATTGGTGGAACTTCAATATTTAGGTCAGTTGTAGGTATAGGTATTGGCCAACACGAAGAAACAGGCGGAACATATGCTGATTCTAAAGACATGAGTAAGAATGGTCAAGACGTTTTCTTCAAACAGGTAAAAGGAGACCCAGTAACTACAAATCCTTCAGTTGCAAAAACTTATTATACAAGTGATGATGGAAGTAGATATAGCGACCAGTTTGGCTCGAACGTAAGTAATTTAGCAAATCAACCTGGTAAAGATGACGCTCCATCACCTGCTTATGACCAAATGCTAGACACAGACCCAGCAAATCCATTTAAGTCTAAGCTAGCAATGATGAATGAAGGTGTAGATGGAGAAATAGATGCTAGAACTGCAACAGATTTTATACATGGAAATGAAACCCTCCATGATGATATGGGAATCCATAATAAGTATCTAAAGTATGGAGATATACATGATGTTGGAGATTATGGTTCTATGGTTGACCCTGAATCAGGATTCCAATCAAAATTAGTACAAAAATTTGATGGTGCAAGTGTAGACGAAATAAATGCGCCAGATAAGTTGGCAAAAATCGATCCAGAAACACCAGATGCTGATATATCAAATGAAGCAACGCTTAGGTCTTATGAAGTTTTAACTTATGGAAAACTTCCTACGATGGATGAAACTCCTAGATTAGCTTCAAACGGCAAGTTAATGGACTTTAGAGAAAGGTTAGACGGAACAAACAAAAACTTTGAAAGACCCAATGGAGGAGATTCAGAAGGACCTGCATGGGGAGGAAAAGATATAGCAACAAGATTTGGTGGAGATTACGGTAGAATTCTCCGTATAAATGATGGAGATTCAACTGGTGCTGGACAACGTGTAGATAGAAGTAGTTGGGAAGATGCAGAACCAACAGGATTATTTGATAAGTCTATTGATATATCAGACCCAGAAAATCCAGACTACAACGCTGAATTTGATGATTTAATAAGGGTTAAATTTAATACTATAGACCCTGATAATGACCAAGCTGAAGCACTACAGTTTAGAGCATATTTAACTTCTTTAGAAGATAATGTTAATCCTAGTTGGCAAGACGTTCAATACGTTGGTAGAACAACTCCAACATATTTATTCCAATCAATGGATAGAGATATATCATTTGAATTAAAACTAGTAGCGGGAACTAGAGAAGAATTGATTGCTAATTACAAAAGACTAAATAGGTTTATACAGTTAATATCTCCAGAATATAAGGACGGACTACCAGTTGCTCCTATGTTGAAATTCACATTAGGTGATTGGTTTGTAGGTATTCCAATGATTATTGATAGTTTTAGTATGGCTCCAAGCGAAGGTGCACCATGGGAACTAGCTGATGGTAGACAATTACCACATTATCTTGATTTATCTATAGGTGGAAAAATATTATTTGCTGACGCAAAAACTGATGACGACAAAGTCACACAAGCTTTATTCTCCAGAGATGCCAATTATTTTGGTGCTGTTTCTAGAGACTTTGCAGCTTCTGGAATATATACACCAGTAGAATAGAGGATATGTTATGAAAAGATATGAATTAAATAAAAAAAGAAAGGATAAGGGTACTGGAAACAGGCCTGAATATGCAGGTAGAACATTCTATGCAACAAATATGTTTCCGTATATAGAAAGAAAGGCAACTGATATATACATTATTAGTAGGCCTGGTGATAGATTAGATAATCTAGCCTTTGAATTTTACAAAGACGTTACTCTATGGTGGATATTAGCGCAGGCAAATAATTGCGGTAAAGGTACATTGGCTATACCTGGAGGTAAACAACTTAGAATTCCTATGGAAACTGGAGAAATCATAGAAGCATACAACGAAATACAAAGAAATAGAAGGGTTATATAATGGCAGCAAAATCATTTTTCAACAGAAAATGGCCAGATAAGGTTTTAGAAGAGTTAATGAATAGGGCATCAGTAATACCTGATAGCTATCAACAATGGACTCATGGTAGAATGCCATGGATAAAATTAACTTCTAACGTAAAGGTAAATGGCGATCAAGAATTAAGAGAAAAACATCAGTTATTTTCATCAAAACTTAATACGCTTGAAACTTCATATCAATTGGACAATAGAGGAGAGCCAAGACCTGGTATTACTAGCTTAACAATAAAAGACCAAGGTACGGCAGGTGCACTAAGAAAAGCAACGGTATCTTTTCAAGTTTGGTCGCTAGAACAATTAAAAATATACGAACCATTGTATATGACTTTAGGTACATATTGTGTTTTAGAATGGGGATGGTCGACAAGAAGTGATGGAAGTAGAATAACAGAAAAATTTAGTTTTCCTGATATGTTAGGTTCTCTTTGTGATTTTACTGAAAAGTTAAAGGCTTATCAAGTATCTTCTCACTTTAATTATGATGGAATGAAAGGAAAAGTGACTAATTTTGGTTGGTCAATAAATGACAATGGTGGATTTGACTGTGAAGTAACGTTAACCTCTATGGGAGCTGTGTTGATGTCTTTACCATTGTCAACCAGTTCAAAGTCTAACAATTGTAGTGATAGTGATGACGCGAATTCAGAAACAGGAACAGAAGAGGCAACAACATTCAATCCAAACAGTGTTGGTATATGTAAGTTTTTATATGAGCAACAGGTTTCAGGTGAAGCTTTTTCTGTACCAGGAGTAGAGGGCTCAGACGCCTTTGTTGGTTGTCCTATAGAGTTTGATAAAGATATTCCTGAAGGAGAGGAAGAAGGTGAAGATGACGATGAAACAAGCTACAATGAAGATTTATCATACTATATGACTTGGGATTATTTTGAAGAGCATATAATAAATAGGTCACTAATACCTGAAATATCTCAAGAAGCTGGATCAGGTAAAGGAGAGCCATGTTGTTCTGGAAAAGATGCAGATAAAATTACAGATATAGAGGGTAATGAAACAGCCTGGAACAAAATATTTCAAGAAACAAAGGCAAATATGCCACACTTGGTTGAAAGAAGAACAGTTGGTATTGGAGCATTAGATAGCAGAGGCACAATGATTAGAAATCATCCAGACCTTATATCTTCTGATCCTGGTATTTGTGTATTACCAGGACAATGTCATTGGGATGGCTATGAAGAAGACCCTGATTTTTTATCAGACTTTCAGAGAAAACAAACAACAAAAGCAGCCGCTAAAAAAAGGGCAGAAGACAAACAGGAAACAGATGATAGAAGTTGGCTTGAAAAAAAGTGGGATGCTGGAGTAGCAGGAGTTAAAAAGTTAACCGCAGACGTAGCAGGGGCTGTTGGTTCAATAGTGCCAGATGATGATAACGTTTCAGCAAAAACTGTACAGCCTCTTAATGACTCTGGCCTTAAGTTCGCACTTGATGGAGGAGAAGATTTTAGTTATGGAATGCTTTCAAACATATTACTAAACGTTCGTTTTGTAGAAAACACGTTAAAGGAAGAAGAATTTATAGATGGATTCATAAATAAAATATTAGATGCTGTAAACGAATCTTGTTCTAATATGTGGGACTTACAAATGATAGAAGACCCAGATAATTCTGCAATACTTAGAATTGTTGATGGTAATTTAGACGAAGAAGCTGAAGACGTTATTGTTCCTGAATTACCAGCCGTTGGCCAATCATCTATAGCTAGAGACGTTGGTATAGAAACAAAATTAGATAGTAAAATAACGGCAATGGTTATGTATGGTACAAATAGGGCTAAAAATTCTCATGAAATGGGTAATGAAGGCTCATCAAAATGGAATTTGTTTAACGCTGAAGTTGTTGATATGGACCATGCAAACATGAAGATGAGGGATAAAGTAGAACAAGATGTAGATGGTTGTGGAAACTCTGAGGAAGATTTAATAGAGGCTGCATTAAAAATTAAGAATTCTTACAAAGAAGCTAGAATAGACTTGGCAGATAACGTGGCTTCAGAACAGATAGATGCAGCAAAAACTGCTGTTAGAAAAATGGTTGAATTAGGTTCGGCTGCTGAAGACGAAAATGGTCACGCACTAAGTGTTCTTTCTAAGGGAATTACACTACCTTTAGAATTATCAATAACTCTTGATGGAATGAGTGGTATAGTTTGGGGTTTTCCAATATCTATAGACTACTTGCCTCCTAGATATGGTGGTTCTTCTTTTACTATAACTGGAGTAGACCATACAATAGACCAATCTGGGTGGACAGTGGAACTTGGAACAGTAATGAGAACTGGAGCAATTTCAAAAACAGGATTAGAAGACAAAACTCCTCCTCAAGAATCTAGTATACAAAAATCAAAGGGTAAACCAGGAGCCAAAGACGAAGAAGAAGGAAAAGAAGATATTCCAGACGCAGAAACAGAACCAACAACTGAACCGCAAGAAGACCCAGCTGAAGAGCCGGAAACTGTACAGCAATTGGCAGATGACCATTTTGAAAATAAACATTATGATGTAAATACAATGACAATAAGTCAAGAAGGTATAGATTTCATAAAAAAGAAAGAAGGATTTGAAGAAAAAGCATATCAAGATTCTGTTGGTGTTTGGACAATAGGATATGGTACAACAGCAGCTGCTCTAGGTAGACCAATAAATCCTGGAGACACTATAACTGAAGAAAAAGCAACTCAATTACTACAACAACACTTGTATGATAGCTATGAGCCAACAGTAAAAAGGTATGTTACGTCAGAAGTAACGCAAGGGGAGTTTGATGCAATGGTTTCTTGGGTATACAACTTAGGTTCTGGTAATTTCTCAAGTTCAACACTACTTAGAAAGTTTAATGAAGGCGATCACGAAGGAGCAGCAAAAGAATTTCCTAGGTGGAATAAAGCTGGTGGTAAAGTATTAGCTGGATTAACTAAAAGAAGAAACGAAGAAAAAGCTATGTTTCAGGATATGTCAATAGCAAAAGCGTAATATGAAAGTATTTAGATTAGAAGAAATAGTAACTGATTTATACACTAAAGGTGGCGAGTACCAATTTGTGGATAGAAGAGACACTACACAAAAGCCTAACTTTTATGTTGGACCATATCACACGAAAAAAGGTAGAGCGTATGTTGGTGCCAAACCTTCAACACCGTCTGTAAAATTAAAAAAGATAATTTTTGATAGAAATGTTTTCACATATAATAAATTACAACCAGCACAAGCAAAATCTTTTCCAGGAATAGTGTCTAAGGGCCCAATGATTACGCCTAATGATGAAGATGCTGGATTTTTTAAGAGATTTTTTGCAAAACAGTTAAATACTGCTAAGATATATGAAATAGATAAAGATTTATATAAAAAAATAGCTAAAAAAAGTAATCCTCACCATATGTTATATGACTTAGTTCAAATGGAATGGAAAATATCTGGTCCTATTTTTAACATACTACATAAAAACGTTATAGTCGAGCACGGAATAATACCGACAAATAATAATTCCTTAGAATTAGCAGAGCAAAAATTATCTGGAATAACTGAGTTTATTGGCGATTCTTTAGAGTATGCAAATCCTAGAGAACAAGATAATTTATTTACTCCTGGCGATCAGCTAATGACCAAAGACGGTGAAGAATATGTAGGGCCATATCATGTACATGTAAACAGGCCAATGGTAGGAGCGTTTCACTCATCAAAGCCTCATGATTACCTTATTCCAATGAATGCAACCATATTTGGACCAGGCGAAATGACAGAAGAAGAAAAAATAATCAATACAGACGCAAAAACATATAATTCTTTACTATAAATTTTTCTAATTCAATTATTTTTATTATATTATAGTAATGATAATTATTGATTCTACACAAGATTTTAACAGCTTAGCACAAGATTGCAAGTCATCAGATATTGTACTAATTCCAATACCCTCTGATCATTCTAGTCACCCTAGATGTTCTAGTATAACTGGAATTTATATATCAACGTTGAATAATATGCACAATTATTATATTTCCGTGAAGCATGAAGAATCTTTACACAATTTTACACTTGAACAGATTATAGGTGTAATAGATACACCCCATAAAAAATATGTGCCAGATATTAAAGAATTTATGCATAACTTTAATATTAAAAATTTAGAATGTTGTAATTCTATGGCTTATTATCATTCTGGTAAAAAAATAGAACAAGAATACACTAAAGCCCATAGTAAATTATATTCTATGTATTGGGATAGAAAAAACGTTAATGAAATAATACCGATATATAAACATATAGAATATTGCCAAGAGCTAGATAAAAAAATTAGGGCTATAATTGACGTACAGCCAACTGACGATAGCGGTTATATTAAAATGCTAAATTTTATGAAGAGTTTATCTAAAATAGAGTCTTCTGGATTAAATACACCTGAAGGGTTAGAATATTCATACTATAATCCATTCACAATGACTGGTAGGCCTAGTAATACTTTTAATAAAATAAATTATGCAGCATTAAATAAGGCAGATGGAACTAGAAATAAGTATATTAGTAGATTTAATAGCGGAGGAATATTAGAGTTAGATTATGACGCGTATCACCTAAGAATTATTGCAGATATAATAGGATATAAACTACCAGATTCATCTGTTCATGAATACCTGGGAAAACAATACTTTGCCACAGATAATTTGACAGAAAAGCAATATTCTGAATCAAAACAAATAAGTTTTCAAATATTATATGGTGGAATTCCAAAAGAATTTTTAGAAATACCATTTTTTAATAAAGTAAACAAATTTATTTACAACTTTTGGCAAGAATGGAGACTAAAAAACCATTATAAAACATATTTATATAATAGAAAGGTATATAAGTCTGTTATTGGAGAAATGAATCCTCAAAAATTATTTAACTACTATATACAATCTGCAGAGACAGAATTAAATTCTGAATCTATGGAAAGGGTAATTAAGGTTTTAGAAAAATATAAGAGCAAATTTATATTGTACACTTATGATAGTTTTACTTTTGATTTTAATATGTCAGAAGGTAAAGAACTAATTCTAAAAATTAAAAATGCTATGAAATATCCTACCAGAGTAAGTTTCGGTGGCAATTATGGTGACTTAAAAGATGTTTCTTCTAAGTTTTCTTGATATTTATAGATTGAAGGTATTATATGAAAAATGCATTTATAGACAATCTAGTTAGAGAATGGTCCTGGCGGGTTAATGATGGCTTACCAGACCCTAAGAATCGTTCGCACATAATGGTTCTAGAAGCGGTCCTGCGACAATATAAGTATTCTGACTCCTTTATAGAGGCATATATATCACAACTAACAGAAGAAACAAAATTTCAAGCTCGTTCTAAAGAAAGTGGAAAAATAGTAGATTTTAAGTCTAAGGAAAACATGGAAAAGGCTATAGAAGATGGTGGATATGACCCAATAAAAGACGATGACCAAGAAGATGATGGAGAAGTTCAAGGCACAGACATGTTTAAGACCAGTGAAAAAGACGCAGTAAAAAAGAAACAAGATGCAGAAAAAACTTCAGACGATACTACAGAAAAACCAACAGTAAAATCAGGAACACTATCAGACGCAGAAGATCCATTGTCTGATGGAGGCATAAAATTAAAATCTCTTGAATATGGCCATAATAATATAACAGACAAAGACGGAAATACTGTTTTTGAACCAGCTCCTGGAAATGCTAGTTCTATGTATAATGAAATAATGTCAGGAGAATCATATGCTTATCTTGAAAAAAATCCTAACATGACAGCAGAAGAATTAGCTGAAAAGTTATATGGCCAAACTAAAGATACAACATTAGGAAAGCAGATAGGAGAAAAAGGATTATTAAAGAGAAAAAAAGACGGATCAATTGATAAAAAGTCTAAAGCTTTAATAACTGCAAAAGCTGGAATAAAAAAGTTTAAGGATACTCAAAAAGCTATTGATATGCTTGAGAGCGATGGTAAGATGGAGAGACCGGTAAAATCTCGTAATTATTATGGCCATAAAGAATCTCTTAGTAAACAAATAGCATTTGTAAACGATACTGCAGGACCGTTCTATACTGAAAAAGGTGTAGAAGTATCTAAAGAAGAGTTGATAGACTTAATTAAGAATAGTGGTGGTGGAGATAACCCATCAGATACTTCAACGTTAACTGTGGATAAAAATGGAGCAGTACTAGTAGAATTCCACTCAGACAAACAAGATACTGGAGATATACAGGGAAGTTCTACTCCAACAAAAGAAGTAAGACAAGCATTAGAAAGACTTGAAAAAACAAATTTATCTGAAAATGAAAAGGCAGAAGCTAGTAAAAAAATAGAGGAATCTGGTAAAAAACTAGCTGAAATAGAAGGAAGACTAAAAACAGTTGCTATAGAACCTTCTGTAGATTTACAGAAAAAAGAGCCAAAAGATATTGTTGAGTCTATAAAGGGTACAAAAGGATTGTCAGGAAGTAGAGATGCAACTGACTATTTTAGAGGTAAAAAATCTGCAGTAGATGGTAAAGGGAACGGTATTCCAAAAAATAATCTTAAGCCATATTTACAAGGTGTAAAACCAGATGGAGAAGATGGAAAGTATACAGATGAACAGTTTGCAGTAGCATTTTTACAAATGCAAGGAGAAACCCTAGACGAAAGATTTGATAGGCATATAAAATATTTAGAATTAGAACAAGAAAGAATTGATAAAATACCTGATGGTAAGGATAAGCAAAAAGAACAAAAAAAGCTAAATAACAGAAAATCTAATTTAACTAAATTAAAAGAAATATATGATAAAGACGGACAATTACCACTAGAGGCCAACAAAGACAAGGGTATACCATCTCCATCACTAATACAAAATACAGGCGCTCAAGATAAATTGATAAATAGACTTGCAAAAGCTAACGGTATAGATATAGACAAAGATATATCAAACATACGTGAAGAAACCGTAAAAGAAATTCAAAATAATTTACTTGAACTAAACAAACAATCTATAAATCTTGGAAAAGATGCGTCAGGAAAAGAAATAATAAAGCCTTTAGGAGATTATTTAGAATCTAAAAATATAAGGGAAACTTTACATATAGGTGGACCAGCTGCAAAACATGATGGGCTAATTAAAGTAAATATGGGAGGAATTGTTGTCACTCAAGACGTAATAAATGACTGTTTGGAAATAGACCCAAATGACCCATTAGATTTTGAAAGAGATTTTGTAGTAGGTATAGTTGGAGATGACGAACAACCAGAAAATAAGTATCAATATGCACAAGGCTTTAGCCCAGGTAAAGACCCAGATTATCCAGACGGTTTAATCTCAGGTAGAA